GAATATTGTATATACAATAAACACATTTGAGCCAAGAATTCAGATTATGTCATTGACATGTAATCCAAATTATGATTCTAATGGATTTGATGTTGAAATGACCTATAAGATTATAGGTTTGGACGTACCACCCACTGCTGTAGAGTTCTTCCTAAGTAGGACGCGATAATGCCATATACCCAAGTAAACAATTTAGACTTTGCTGACGTAAAGACAGCTCTCAGAGAATACATGAGGGCACAAACAGATTTTACTGATTACGATTTTGAAGGATCGGTACTCAGTCAGTTACTGGACGTATTGGCGTATAATACCTACTACACGGCATTTAACACCAACATGGTGGTGAATGAACTGTTCTTAGATTCTGCTACTCTCAGGGACAACGTGGTGTCTCTAGCGAAGCAATTGGGTTATACTCCCAAGTCAATTACCACATCAACAGCAACAGTAGATCTTTCCTTGACATTTTCAGGAACTGCTCCTCCAGCAATTATTTTTAAAGCAGGAAGTGGATTTATAACAAATTATGATAATTCACTATATCAATTCATTTTAACTGAAGACCATAGGGCAGAAGTTAATAATGGTACTGCAGTTTTTGATGATCTTCCTATACAGGAAGGTTCTTTAGTTACTACGAAGACAACAGTTAATACTTCATTGTCAGATCAAAGATTTATTATTGAAAATTCATCTGCAGATACTAATACTATAAAAGTAAAGGTATATGCTAATGCTAGTTCTACATTTTATGAAACTTTTGAAAAAGCAGGTAATATATTAGATATTAGTTCTGATGATAGAGTTTTCTTTGTTAATGAAACTGAAGATGAAAATTATGAACTATTCTTTGGTGATGGTATATTAGGACAAAAACTTAAGAATAACGAAGTTGTTGAGATTTCTTATGTTGTAACAAATGGACCTGCTACTAATGGAGCAAAGAACTTTACTTTTAATGGCACTATAGTAGATACAAATAATAATACAATTTTAACTCCTTTTAATGTAGGATCTCTTGTAACATCTGCTGCAGCAAGTGGTGGAGCAACAATTGAGAATATTTCAAATATTAAGTACAATGCTCCAAAATTCTTCGGATCTCAAAATAGAGCGGTAACATCACACGATTATGCTTCTGTTGTTAGGAAATTGTATCCTGCAATTAGTGATATTATTGTATTTGGTGGAGAGGATCAAGAACCACCTGCATATGGTAAGGTATTCCTTTCCGTGAAACCCACTGAGGCCGCTGCATTATCTGCATATACTAAGAATATTTTAACAAAAGATCTTAAGAAGTATACTGTTGCTTCTATCAGACCAGAATTTGTTGATCCTTCCATTCTATATCTTGAATTGAATAGTGATATCTATTATAGTGGTACAAAGACTAAATTGCTTCCTGCTGAAATAGCAGCAAAAGTAACAAAAGGTGTACAAGAATATTTAAAAACCAGTGATACAGAGAAATTCAATGGTAAATTTAGATATTCAAAGTTTATTGGTGTTATTGATGGTACAGATCGTTCTATTAATTCAAATGATACCAATGTTACTATGAGAAAGGATTTCATTGCACAAATCAATCAGACCACATTCTATGAAGTTTGTTATCAGAATCCTTTCCTAATAGATTGTAACAATCCTGTTCTTTCATCCACAGGGTTTACAACATTTGAATTCCCGACCTATACCTCATATCTTGAGGATAGAAATGGTAAAATAGTCCTATATAGACTAGATTCTTTAACTGGTGAAAAGATCCTATTAGATGATTCTGTAGGAACTATTAATTATAAAAAAGGTGAAACATTAATGTATGATCTTACCATCTTAAAAGGTAGTTTCTCTGATAATCGTATTGAATTGCGAATCAAGCCTGCTAATAAAGATATTGAAGTTAAACGTGAGGCATATCTAGACGTAGATGTGTCAAAGAGTAAATTCGTTGCGTATAAAGAGTAGTGCAAAAAACTGCTAATAAAATCTCGCTCTTAGTTGAGTCTCAATTACCTGACTTCATTAATGAAGATTATGAACTTTTTGGTAAGTTCATAAAGAAGTATTATGAACAATTAGAGATTCAAGGCCAACCTCTGGATATTATTAATAATCTCCAGACATATCGTGATATTGATTTTTACGAAAAGAATGTACTAAAACAGTCTACAACAACTAGTGCATTTTGTCAATTTACTAGTGATACAATCACAGTTGTTGATGCTAGGTCATTCCCCAAATATGGCGGTTATATCAAGATAAATGATGAGATATGTTTCTATGGCAGTAGAACAGATACAGAATTTTTAGAAGTTAGTCGTGGTGTAAGTGGTAATACGACTCTTGGTGATCTTTATGAGACAAGTAAGTTTGTCACTACACAAGCAGAAGATCATGCATCTGGTTCTATAGTACAGAATATTAGTAATCTCTTCTTATATGCACTAATTAAAAGCTTTGAAACACAGTATCTTAGTGATTTTCCAGAAGCATACTTAAATGGAGACATTGACAAGAGAACACTTATTAAAAATATAAGTTCTTTTTATCAATCAAAGGGAACTGATAACTCTATCAAATTCTTGTTTAAGTGTTTGATCAATGATGACCCAAATCCAGAGGTTGCATATCCAAGAGACCATACTATTAAAGCTTCTGAGTCTAATTGGATTAGTTCATATTCACTTAAAGTTAAAGTCATATCAGGTACTGTAGAAGATCTTATCGGTCAGAAGATTGAGCAGAGTGGTGATACATATGCATCTGCTATTGTTGATAATGTTAGATATTCTGGTAAGTATGATGGTGAGGATTTGTATGAGATTATCCTTTCAGAATCCAATGTAAATGGTGAATTCTCTATTGCTAATAAAACAAAATTAACAAAGAATGTATTATCTGCATTTGGTAGTGGAGATAGGGTAGATGTTTTTTCCACAATGGGGTGGAAACCCAAAGGTGAATTTTTTATTGATGGAGAAACATTTAGTTTTGAAGATAGGAATGTAAATCAGTTTGTAATTAAGACTAGATCAGGTGCTGGTGCATATTCAACAGGATCTCTTGTAACATCTGGTGTTAATGTGAGTGGTTCTGGTGTTAAATTGTTGATTTATGGTGTTCTTTATAACTTAGATAATATTGCAGATGTTCCATATTCAAATCCTGGTGATAGGATTGATATTTCTGATGCTGGATTCCTCACAAATGATGTAAAGATATTTGATGAACAGAATAATCTTAGATGGAATGTGGGTGGTGCTGTTTCTATTGGTGGTGTTAGTTTAAATTCTAATGTTTCAGCAATTTATGAAGATATTGATTCATATTATATTACATCTTCAGGATTCCCATCACATACTATTGGTACTTTACCTGCTGATGCACAAGATCAAAAGAATTTAAAGATTATTAGAAAGAATCCTATTTCTGTAACTGAGTCTTATGAGACTCAATATAGAGATGTTGGTATTGCTGTCAATGGAATTCCATTCTTAAGTTATAAAGATGATGAAGTTGTCTTTAATGGAGCAATTCAAAAAATTGCAGTCAACACAAGGGGTCTTGGATATACACAAGATCCATTTATTCTTATTAATGGGGTTTCTGACTTAGCAAGAACAAAAAGAGCTGGACAAGTTGTTGAATCGGTAATTGTTGATAATCCAGGTGATTATACATCTATTCCTACAGTAGAGATTTTATCTGGTAGGAATGGAACAGGTGATGCAGTAGTAACAAATGGTGAGATCACTAGTATTACAATTATTAATGCTGGAGAATATTATTCTTCTCCGCCAGAAGTTAGAATAACAGATTTAGCAGGAAAAGGAAGATTTGCTGATTATGTAGCAGTAGTCTCTAACGAGGGTGCTATCACTGGATTTACAAAGATTACTGGTGGAAAGAATTATACACAGAGTAATGTAAGGGTTGATTTAATTCCTGCTGGATCGGGAGCAACTGCAACAGCAACTATTAAAGAATGGAGAAAGGACAAGTATAATAGTAATAAAACTAATTTAGATGGTGATAATGGTTATTTCTTTCAGAATTATATTCCATCTAAAGGACATGGATATGGTTACTATGCATCTCCTACTACATTAAGAGTAAATGACACTGGAACAACTCATTCGCCTATTATAGGGTTTGCATATGATGGTAACCCCATATATGGTGCTTATGGTCATAGTGACCCATTAGATGCTAATAGTTCTATTACTAGGATGACTTCTAGTTATTCTATTGTTACAGAAAGGATTGGTGGACCACCTGAATCTACTTACCCAATAGGAACATTTATTAATGATTATGAGTATGAGCATGATCGGGGTTATCTAGATAAGAATAATGGACGTTTTTGTATAACACCAGAATTTCCACAAGGAACATATGCTTACTTCATTACTGTTAGTACTGTTAACACTCCAGTATTCCCATATCTTGTAGGTGTTAATTATTATTCTCTTCCAGTTGATTCTAATTACAATTCAGAGATTTCTCAATACGACTTACCAATAAATGCTAGAAGGTTGAGAACTTCTGATATCAATAAAAATGGGGATTCAACATTCTTACAGATACAAGAAGTTAGTAGAGGTAGTGTATCTTCTGCTACTATTCTTCGTAGTGGAGATAATTTTTCTGTTGGTTCTCAATTAGTTATTGATGACACAGATACTAGTGGTTATGGTGCTAGAGCAGAAGTAGATTCTGTTAAAGGAATAACAGTAAGTAAAATTGAATCTCAGGTTGATAAGGTACTCTTTATCTACTTAAGTGAGACTGCATATCTATTTGATGGAGATACTGTCACACAAGGTTTATCTCAAGGAAAAATCGTAGGTAACATATTCTCTGGTTCTAATTTTGCTATACGTGGAGTTACTGGTACATGGTCTAATACAGGTACATTAACTTCTAGTACACAAGTACTATCTCTTGTTTTAAGTCAAAACGCTTCTTACACTAAGGGAGCAATACTTTCTCTTAATGATGGTGTTAATTCTGCTGTTGCTACTGGTCAAGTATTAGAAACTACTACATCACAAAATACAGTTAAGGTAAAAGTAACACTTGCAGGGTTTATTGTTTCAAATACTCTGTTCCTTTCTAGTTCAGATTTACTTAATACACCTGGATCAAAGATATTCGCAATTAATTCCTTAAGTGAGAATTTAGGCATCTCAAGTATTCAAGATAATGTAGCTTTACTTTCAACTACCACCAATCATGGTGTTGGTGAAGGTGAGACGATTGATATTGATATTAATCCAGATAATACTACAGATACAACATATCATATAAGGAGTTGTATTTATCAGGAAGCTACCCTTGAAACCCCTGTCATAGCAAGGGTTCTCAACGATAGTGGAATAGGAAGATTTGAAATTCTTAATGGTGGTGACAAATATACCCCAGGAACATATGCTGATATTGCTTTATCTGGTGGAAATGGTTCTGGTGCTAAGGCAAATTTCAAAGTAGAAGATGTTGTAGTTGATGGAGTTCATTATTTTCCTGTAACAGAAGTTGCTTTAACTAATAGAGGAACTGGATATAAAACACATGATATACTGACTATTGGCGATACTGATTTAGCAAAAACAGATCTAATAGATCCTAGATTTGTAGTACGTATTGATCATGCTGGTTTTGCTAGTCAAGAAAATAAATTAATTGTTGATAGTGCAATTGGATTTAATATAGACGACTTCTTAAAAATTGGTAATGAGATTTTAAAGATAGTTTCTATAAGTGGTAATGAAATTACTGTACTTAGAGGACAAGATGGAACTACTGTAGCAGATCACTCTAATGGTGTTTCTGTAAATTATCATGATCCTGGATATGTTCTTAATGCTGGATACCAAATTAATCAAGATCCAGTAGATCCCACACAACCAATTATTGTCTCTTATGATAAGAGTACACAGAAAGTGATATTTAAATATGATTATGATGAAACTTTAACGACTATTACTCCATTAACATTGAGTACTGTTTTCAAAGATGAAAGTACTCCTACCAATAGAGTTATTAATGTCAATAGTATTACTACGCCAAAATTCTGTTTTGAGTTTTCCACAGATCAAAATGGAGTATATATTAGAAATCCTATTATTGATATCAAAAAGTATTACAAATATAAGTTTGATTTATCACATACTTCAATGATAAGTAAGAAGTTTGATATTTCACCAAGTATCAATCTTAATCTAGTCACAGAAGAGAAGATAATAGATGGTAATATAGTTGATTTTAGAATTGGATTTGGACCAAGAATAAAAACTAATCCTGAGATTAAGAAGGTAGATGTTCTATACACCAAATATTACTATTACGATAATAATAATATTGTAGATTCTGAAGTATCTTATTTTAATGTAACTGATGATCCAATTCAAGGAACCAAAAAGACATTATATGTAACTCCAGATAAGATTATGTATCCTACTGGTGTTAAAGCCACACATGATGGAAGTGGCTCTATGAGTTACATCACTACATCTATATTTTCAGTTGGAGAAATAAATTCAGTTAAAGTTACTAATATAGGTAATGATTATAAGAGGATTCCTATTGTAACTGGAATTTATAATAGTCTTGGATCTATTGATAAAGATGTTGATTGTTATCTGAATAGTAAAGATATTGGTATTCCTAGGAATATAACTATCTCTAATAATGGTGGATCATACCACAATGACAAAACTTTAAGTTCTACATTTAGATCTAATTACTTCTTTACTGTATCTGACTTTAAAAAGTTTAGTGTTGGTGAAACAGTTATACAAAGGTCTGGAACTACTGAGGTTGCAAGAGCTACAGTAACTTCTTGGAGAAGTGGATCTAATGTTCTTGTTGTCAACAACGTTAAGGGAATTTTTAGGGAAGATAAGGAGATTATAGGACTTGCAAAAAGTAATACAGCAACTCTTAGAAAGATCTCTTTTACTGAGTTTTCTCCTATAATCAAAACATATTATGATAATATAGGTTATTATAATTCTGATTTGGGTAAGATTAGTGATTCAAATCAAAGAATTCATGATTCTTACTATTATCAAGATTATTCTTATTTGATTAAATCAAAGACTCCAATGGATACTTGGAGACAATTGATCAAAGAGACGACTCACCCTGCAGGATTTAAATTATTTGGTGAAGTTCTAATTGATTCTTCTGCTGATGTAAGGATGTCTGAGGCATCAAAAGTTAGTAGAGTTAGCGTTATTGAACTTGGAAATAAGAAAAAACCACAAATAGTTTCTGTAGCAAGTACTAAGAGACAGATTACTCAAAGTATTGTTCTGTTGAACAATTTAAACGTAGAGAAGGGTGTTGGATCTGTTTCCCTTGATGCTATTAATGATAGTGAGATTAGTGCTGGAAATGTTACTTTATCTACTGCTTTTGATGGAGCATTGACAAATAAAGGAAATCTTCAAGGAACAACACAATTTACTTTAGTAGATTCTAATGGAGATGTAGTTAAACCTTATAACAATCAATCACTGATTGTTACTCTTGATGGTATTCTTCAGGAACCAGGAGTTGCTTATACTATTAGTGAGGATAAAATAACGTTTGCACATCCACCTCTTACTGATGTCACTTTCTATGGTAGGAAGTTCTCATTTAAAGATGATACTTTAAATGCAAAGTATTTGAAGAAGATTAGAAATATATTCCAGAGAAATGGAATGTGGATTGATGCTGCTAATCAACTTGAGCGTAATAGAGAATATATTCAAAAGACCACTCTAACTTATATTAAGACAGTTCATCCAACACTATCTTGGACTTTATTGGGCAATACTTGTTATAGAGATATTGGTCTGATGGTTGATGCATTAGCACATGATTTGAGATTTGGTGGTAATGAGAAGGTAACTACATCAGTAGAACTATATTTTAATAATGGGGTCTTAGATTTCATTGATGGTGAATTAGAGCCAACGTTGGAAGCATTTGAATATGCTGTTGGTTTAGCCAAGAAGGCAATGAAAAATGAGTTGAGTGGTGGTTATGTAGACTCTGATATTCTAGCTGATTCTGGTCCAACAAAATGTGAAGATGTTGAATCTGCGTTGGATACGTTATATGAAGTTGCAAGAGTAATACTTACCACTGGTCCTGGATCAGTGTCAATTGGTCATCCTGATTATATTGATGGGGAAAATAAGATCTTTGATTTATATTATGAAGATGGTACTGAGGTTGTAACTCAAGTAAATGAGGACTTATTCATTACTTTAAGTGGAGTCTTGCAGCATAAGAATGCGTATGTTATTGATAGGACTAGTGTTCCTAATAAGGTAATATTTGATCAACCTCCTATTTGGGGTCAAGGTGAGAATACAAAGACTGTATATGAACCTCTAGCAGTTGAGAAATTCTTTGCATTTGGCATAGGATCTTATAATAGATGTTTTATTAACAATTCTGCTGTTGGTGCTGGTTCTTCTGGTCCTTTCTTAATTGTTGATGGTAATAATGATGTTCAGCCACTTGCTAAACCAGAGTTTGCTTTAGTCTTTATTGATGGTGTATTACAAAGAGAAAGGTCATCTTATGTTATAAATGGTCCTGCTATTAAATTTACTAGAAATATCTACAAAGGAAACAATGTGGAACTCATTCTTCTTTATGGAAGAGATACAGATACTGCATTGACATTCTATGATTATCAACAGGGTGAGTATTTCAATAATATTACTTTAACATGTATTGGTAGTAATCCTACAGATTTCAATTTGTGGAAATCTTGGTATAATACCACAAATGATTTCTTCCAAGTTGCATATCAAAAGATAGGTGGAGTCAAGAAATTTATTGGTAATGTTAAGTCATATACTACTGATGGGAATAATTTATTAATTATTCTTTCTGGTAATAATCCTGATACAGATACATCTGATTTGTTCTTTGCATCAAAAGCAGATTTTAGTGATGAATATCAACTTACTGGCAAGTCATTTACTGTTAATATAGGTGTAATGCAGAGAAATTCTGCAAAATGGTTATATGGAACTAAAAAGGCAGAAGAGTCTTTCTATGAGCAAAGTAGAGGTTCTGCTAAACTACTTCCTGGTGATATCATTAAAGTTGATGGAGAGGATTCTTATCGTACTATCAATAAGTTACCTTCAACTGTAATTCCAAAAACTTATAATCCAGGTGCAGAGGTATCTAATAATTTCTTTGGATATGTTACAGTAAGTAACTATTCTGGTCTTACTCATGGTGTTGGTTTAAGTGTTAGTTGTGAAGTTAGTGGTGGTAACGTAACTTCTATTACTTGGAATAAGACTGATCTACAACTATTTTATGAACAGGGTATATTACGTCCTTCTGAAGCTAAGAACTATGATAGTACACCTATACTACATTTTATTCCAGTAGATGGTGCTGGTGGTGGTGCTAGAGCAGAAGTTAAAGTCTCTGATGGTCATATTGTTGATATTATATTAACAGATGCTGGATCAGGATATACACAGCCACCAAAAGTTATTACTACTAGACAGTATGATCTGATTAAACAGCGTGGTAGAAAAATTGATAGTTTAATCAAATTAAGAATTGAAGATGAAGTAGTTAATAATAATCTTGCTGTATTTTCTACCATTACTCCTATTAAAGGTATTGAGGGTGGTGGACCTGGTGGTGGACCTCCTGGTGGTGGATTGCCACCAGGATATGATTTGGGGAATGAATACCTTCCTGCCACTATGAATATGGCAATCAAAACTTCTCCTTCTAAGGAAAAGATTACCACGTTCCTTAATATTACAATGTGGTATGGTGCATATGGTAAACCACGACCTATTCCACAAGAAATTAATAGATACTGGCCAACTGTTGTTGAGTCTGTAACTGTTCCTGATGTGGGTAATCGCACATCTCAAGGAACTAGTATTCTTGAGTTGGGTGCATATCAAGCAAATCTTGGATTCTCTAGTTTCCTTGCAGGTGAACCTGGTTCAAGACCACCTGGTCCTCAACTCCCTCCTGGTGGAGGTGGAGGTGGAGGAGGCGGTGGTGGAAGCGGCATCGGTTCCACTACCTATCAGATAGGATTTGTTGATCATCGGGGATTTGTTAATCCACCTCCTCTAGAGAATATGACAATGAGACCTGCATTCTTCCAATGGGAAGGTGCTAAATTTATGAGTACAGGAGATATATTATCTCCTGCAGGAAACTCTGTATCTGAATACACTATTGAAGAATTTGATAGATATGGATTCAATTTGTTACAATTTTCCGCGTATCCTGGGTCTGGTTGGTCAGATAGTGGGCATTCTTTTAATATTGGGTATCCAACTATAAATAATTATCTAACTCAGTTAGATACATCCGATTTACCAGATGAAAATGGAGCAGGATATGTTGCAACTGGTGCAGTAGTGTATGCAAATACTACTAATTTCCCCAGTACAGGGACTATATCTATAGGAAAAGAAAAAATTTCTTATACGAGTAAATTGAGTGATCGTTTCATAGGTTGCACACGTGGTGTTGATGGTACTTCCATTGAGTTACACATAGTTGGCGCACTTATGAGGAACGCACAATAAATAACGTATAAATAAACCAGATTCGTCTTACAAACACACGAGCTCAGTGCTATGGCAGCTATTATTTCAGAAAAGTTTAGAATTTTCAACGCGAAACAATTCTTAGAGTCGCTAGGTGAAGGTGCAGATGATGCCTCCGCTGATCGTACTAGAATGTATTTCTTCGTTGGGAGATCCTCAAAATGGGATGCTCATCTTGAGATTTTTAATATCTCAGGAACATTTCAAGTTGGAGAAACTGTTAGTGACGGTACTTGGAACGGCGTAGTTGCCGAAGTACACAATAACAGTCTTCTACTTAACACCATTCTTCCAACTGCAACCGCGACACCAGCATTTGGTAGTACTATCACAGGTGGTACTTCTTCTGCGACTGCTAAGTCTGGTGCTTATAGGTATGCTACAGAAGAAATTCCCCCACTACCATTAGATAATCAAATTGAGAAACAGGATGTTTATAATGAACTAATTGCTGCCAAGCGTGTTATCAGTGACAATGCTCGTCTAGTTGTTCCCCGTTATAACTGGAATACACAGACGAATCCTAAGTTTGATATGTATCGTCCTAACTATTCACCATCTCCTGGTGGTGGTGGATCTATTGGTATCCAAACTGCTACTGGTGCTAATCAATTATCTGGATCTAAGTTTTATGTAATGAATAGTTCATATGAAGTATTCAAGTGTTTGTACAATGGACAAGATCCTACTAATACTGCTGGTCAAAACGTAACTTACGAACCAAAGTCACAACCTACTGCTGGACAAGGTACATTTGATTCTGCTACTGGAGTATATTCTGAACCTTCAGGTACAGGTGGATATGTTTGGAAGCATATGTACACCCTGACAACAGGTGATGTTCTTGCTTTCCTTTCAACAGACTTTATGCCTATTGCTGCTAAAACAGCAGCATCTAGAACTGCTGTTGAGGCATTGGCAGTTGATGGTGCTATTCATGTTGCTCTTATTAAGAACGCAGGAACAGGTCTTCCTGCTTCTGATACACTCTATACTCCTGTATATGGTGATGGAGCGAATGCTGGTGGTGCTAACGGTGCTATTGTTAAGATTGAAACAAATGCTAGTGGATCAATCACTAGTGTAGCAATGGAAGATGTAGGTACTGGATATACTTACGCTAACCTTATCCTTGAAACAGGTAAAGTATTCACTGATGCTGCTCTTACTAGTGCTGCTGGAGCGTTTACAGCTACTGCTGCTATTGAATTGGTTCTTTCACCAGAGAAGGGTCATGGATCGGATTCTGATGTAGAACTCTTTGCTAAGAGGGTTATGACGAATGTTCGCTTAACCTATGATGAAGGTCAAGGTGATTTCCCTGTAGATAATGATTTCCGTCGTATTGGTATTATTCAAGATCCACTTGATTATGGTACTACTACATATGCTTCAAATAGTACTCTTCGTGGTACTTCTGTATTGAAGTTAAATGGTGCTACTGCAGATTATGTTGCTGATGAAACGATTACACAGACTGTTACAGGTGGTACTGCTAAAGGTACTGTAGTTTCTTGGGATTCTACTAATGGTATCCTAAAGTATTTCCAATCTCATAATGTTCATACCGATTCTGGTATTGTTCGTGGGTTTGAATCTGATGCTGCTAATGCAGTAGTTGGTGCTCAATCAACCGCATCTGGAACTGTTGATACTGCACAAGTTACTACACTTGCTGACATTGCATTTAAAATCGCTCCAAACGGTGGTACTGCAACGCCTGAGATTGAACCTAACTCTGGAGATATCGTATACATAGAGAACAGAAGGCAGATTACGAGAGCTCCTGATCAAATTGAGGACATTAAGCTCGTAATTGAATTCTAATTTAAAACTAGAGACAAAGTGAGATGCCTCAAAAGACGAACCTTAATGTAGCTCCGTACTACGACGATTTTGCACAGGATAATAACTTTTACAAGGTACTCTTTCGTCCTGGATATTCTATCCAAGCGAGGGAGTTAACCCAGTTACAGTCTATTCTTCAGAATCAGATTGAGCAATTTGGTAAGTATGCTTTTAAACAGGGAGAACTTGTTATCCCTGGTGAGGTTGGAATCAATACTAAACTATCTTTTGTTAAATTATCTTCGGTATCAGAGATACCTACAAATGTAGATGGTCAGATAGTTTATAAGAAGTATGATATTACTCAACTAAAAGGACAGCAATTAAAAGGATTAACCTCTGGTGTTGTTGCTACAGTTATAGATGCTGCTGTTGCAATAGAAACTGCTTCTGATATTGTGTATGTTAATTACACAAATAGTGGTGATGCAGGTAATGAAGATACCTTTAGACAAGGTGAGACCCTAGAGGTCGTAGATGGCGTTAATACACCACTCCTAGTGGTTGGAACCGATGGAAGCGTACTTCCTACTAGTATTTCTGTTACTGATCCTGACACTGGCGTTACAACGTCATTAGAGAGTCCTGCAATGGGATATGCTTCTGCTGTTCAGGTAGAAGAAGGAATTTATTTTGTTAATGGATATTTTGTAAGAAATAGTGAAGAGTTGTTGTTAATTGATAATTATTACGACAAACCTTCTGCAAAAGTTGGTTTTAAGATATCCGAAAACTTAATAACTGCAGAACAGAATTCTACTTTATATGACAATGCATCTGGTTCTAGTAATTATAGTGCTCCAGGAGCTCATAGATTACAGATTTCACTTACTCTTACAAAATATGAGTTAAATGAAATTACAGATAAGAATTTTATTCAATTACTCTCTATTAAGAAAGGGTCTATTCAGAGTCAAGTAGTACAAACAGACTACTCTCTTGTTGATCAAACTTTAGCAAGAAGGACTTATGATGAGTCTGGTGATTATGTTGTTGATGATTTTTCTATCAATATTAGAGAGTATTACCAACAGAATGGAAATCTTGGAGTATATCCATTAGATGACTTTGGACTTGTAAATGGTCTCCAACCTGAGATAGCACAGAATCATTTGTTGGCTAGTATTGGTTCTGGCAAAGCATATGTGAAAGGATATGAAATTGTCAATAAGGAAACAAAGTATTTACCTATAGAGAAGGCAAGGGAAACTCTTAATAGAGAAGATATTCGTTTAAAAACTGCTGGTCTTCCAACATATAAGGTTACAAATTCTTATGGAAGTGTTCCACTTAATGCAGATGGATCTCAATTAACTGCATATCCAAATGTTTATCTATCTTCAGTTTTTAATGATGGATCTATTGGGTTGAATGGAACAGAATCTTCTAATGATTCTAAACAGACAAAATCTCGTAGAGGATTGGTTTTTGATCAAAATCAAGGAATTAAAACAATTTATGTTGAGGTTTCCACTAATGTAAACCTAAGCACATTGAATGGAGCCTCTAGTGGTATGGGTGCATACACTCACAGTGGTGTTGCTGATGGGTCTAGAACTCAAGGAGTATATAATGGTGTAGCATCTACTGCGACTACTGGTAGTGGTGCTGGTGCAACGTTTAATGTTGTTGTATCTGCTGATGGAACTCCAACTCTTACTTTACTGACTGCAGGGTCAGGATATGCTGCTAACGATACTGTAGGTATTGCTGATTCTGATTTGGGTGGTGGCGGTGGTGCTGTTATTACTGTTACAGTAAATACTATATCTGGTACTGATGCAACAGATACTTATGATGAAAGATTGACAGCATTATCAACTTTATATTGGGTTCAGGGAAGGAATTCTAGTGAGGTTCCTGATACTATTTCTCCTATTGATGTAATCGCATATACTGAAGTTATTAGACCAGAAATTGGTAGTAAAACATATCTTGAATTAACTGTTGCTGGAGATAAGAATCTTCTTGATGATTTCTTCACTGAATATGATCCAGAGCATGTTAGTGGTGATAGAGAACTTTACAGAACAAAGATTGATGGTGAAAATGACAGTAATATCTTTGGAGTAATTAAAGATTACAATGAAACTATTACACCAATTATTGGTATAACAAAACCAAGTAATTTTACTTTAATTGAAAGAGGTACAGGATTTAATACCGATACTGATATTATACTTTCTAAAGGTAGGAAAGATGATGGAACTTCGGTTTATAATACTACTTTTGGACTATCTTACTTTGATCCTCAATTCTTTACTAAAATCGTCTTAGACGACACCATTACTGGTGGTAGTGCGTTTCTACCTGGATACTATGTTTACGGTCTTGACAGCGGCGCATACGGTGTTGTAGAGGGTACTAGTGGAGGGTCTTTCAGTAAGAACAGAACCTTGATGGTGAAAACCTTATTTGGTACTTTTAAATCTGGTGAGATTATCAGAGATGAAAAGAATACTTCTATAAGAGTTGCTAAAAACAATACAATTTCCCATTTTATTGTTACTAATAGGGGAGCAGGTTATCAAGTTGGTTCTACTATTACAATTGATGGAGTAAATTATGATTCTTCTAAGATTGATGTAAAAATAAACACTAGTGAAAAAGTTCTTGCAGCAACGATTGTAAATAGGCAGTTCGTTGATGTTGAGTATTCTAGACCACCTGTTATTAGTGTGAAACAGAAGAGTGGTGCTGCAGATCCACATACAGCAGCAGTAATTACTCCTGTTCTTGTTAGAAATGCAGTAACAACATACACTCCACAGAATGTCAAGTCATTCTATTCTGAATTTGGTTCTAGTAATTCTAATAAGTATACTGCTGATATTGAAATCAATAAAGAGAAGTATACAGAGATTACTCCCATAACAGACTTTACATTTAGTGGTGATAAGGGAAGAAAGTATATTGAGTGTAATGGATTTGGTGGAGATAGTACAAAGATACTACAACAAGGAGATCTTGTTCTATTTTCAGATACAACGGATACAATTGTTCGTTGTGTAGTTCAGTATGCGACAAAACCCTCTGGTGTATTGAAATCAAGAATTTATTTTGATAGAGCATTACCTGAGAATATAAGCAATACTAGTGTTGTTAGGGTTCGTCCTTCTATTAGTAATTTCAATCAAGGAACTCTTCTTTATAAGACTGGAACAAAAGAAGTTAGTTCTATAGTTGCAGATAGTGAAGATTCTAAGATTAAACACTATTTGAGGAGAGATTTTATTAGTGAAGGTAACAGTAGTGGTGGACGTATCACATTTGCTGCTCAATTACCTTTTGGAACGCAGAGATTTGTTACTTTTGATGAAAGTAATTTCCTCATAACAGTTTTAGATAAAGGTGGTGCTTCTGATATAGTCAATGGAGATATTGTTTATATCACATCAGATCAAGTTAATATTTCAGCATCTACTGATGCAACAAGTGGTCTGACTTCTGGAAGTGTTGTAATAGATTTGCCAGATACTTATTTTGGCACAATGACTGGATCAAATTTCCCAGTATTGAAATTGACTGCTACTTTAGAAATTAATAAGGCAAAACCAAGGCTCAAGACATCAATTATTAATAAGAGGATTGTTGTTGTATCTCCTGGAGATAGAATTATTCCTTTCCGTGGAAAAGATTATGATACTCAGAGTGTTGAGATATACACATATTCTGATGCTTATAAACTGAAGTATGTTTATGAAGGTTCTACACAAGATCCTCCAACTATAGACAAGAGTGGAAATCTTGTTACTGGTACTGATGTCAGTAACAGATTTACTTTTGATAATGGACAAAGAGATACTGTTTATGATGTATCAAGAATTATATTAAAACCAGGATTTGAATCTCCTAACGGACAACTAGTTATTTGTTTTGATTATTTTGATCATACTCAAGGTGATTTCTGTACGGTAGATTCTTATCTACATGAAGCTGGAGTTGGTCCAGAAGATATTCCTACTTACAATTCTCCTGCTTTAGGAAAAATTTCACTTAAGGATGTTTTAGATTTCAGACCTAAGGTTGACAATAACGCTATCATTTCTGGTTATCAAGATAATTCTTTACTTGGATCTACTAATACAAGGTCATTCTCTGGATCTGGTGGTATTATTTCTAGTACTCCTGCTCCAGATTCAAACTTAGAATATACATTCTCATTTACACAGACTCAATATCTTAATAGGATTGATGGTGTATTCTTAGATAAGAAAGGTTCTTTCTTAGTTAAGGCAGGAAATTCTTCTCTTAATCCATCTAAACCTGATCCTATTAATGATGCTATTCCACTATATTATGTTTATGTTCCTGCATACACTCAATCAAATAAGGATGTAAGAATAGTTCCAGTTGATAACAAGCGTTATACGATGCGTGACATCGGTAAACTTGAGAAGCGTATTGAACGTTTGGAATACTATACAACACTTAGTATTCTAGAACAGCAAGCATTAAATATGCAGATCATTGATGGTTCTGGTGTTAATCGCTTTAAGAGTGGTTTCATTGTTGACAATTTTGAGACTCATCGTATTGGATCACTTCAGTCATCTGATTATAAGTGTTCAGTTGATACACAACAATCTGTTATGAGATCTCAGTCAAATGAGGATTCATTTAAGTTAATAGAAGTTAATACAAGAGATGATCAAAGGAATACTGCTGGTTATAAGAAAACTGGAGATCGTATTACTCTTCCATATACAGAATTGAAGTTACTTGGTAATGATTTTGCTACTAAAACTATTAATCCAAACCCATTTGTGGTTCTACAGTATGTTGGTGATTCATTTATTGGACCAACCGTAGATTCTTGGTATGATAATTCAGTAGCACCTTTAGTAATTGATAATAATACAAATTTATATTCTATATTCCTTTCTAAGAGTAATATTAGAGATGCATTCTCAAGTCTCTATAATTCATATAAAATTAATTGGATAGGTGCAAATAGATCTTTCTTTAATATTGGTTCATTCTCTGATATAAACACTGATCTATCAGATTCAACTGTTACTGCTGCTTCTGTAGGTAGTTCTTCAAATATTAGTCCTGAGAATAATGAGATTGCGAAAGGAGTTTCTTCAAAGGGAATTGGTTCTAGTGTCGTAGCAACATCGCTTTCATTCTTTGCTAGAAGTGTTCCTGTTAAGTATGTTATTAATCGGTTAAAGCCAAATACAAAGATCTATGTCTTTATGGAAGGACAAGATATTAGTCGTTGGGTTAATCCTGATAATAGGTATACAGGAATTGCTGGTAATTCTTTAACATCTTTCAATGGATCTGTAACTACAGATGAGAATGGTAACGCTAGTGGTGTTATTTTAATTCCTGCTGGTCAACCACCTAGAGAGAACAGTGTATGGCCAGGTGATGTTAATAAAGTAGATTATGATGCTAATGCGAATGAAGTACGATTTACTACTGGTGCTAAGACAATAAGGTTTACATCTAGTATTAGTGATGCTTCTAAAGATGATGTAGAAACATATGCTGAAGTTAAATACTATGCTACAGGATTAATTCCAGAGAATCCTTCTTCTATTATTTCAACTTCGCCAGCATTCTTCAAGTCAAATGAGGGAACACAGGTAACTAACAGCAATACAGAAAATCCAATTAGGCCAAATCCACTTGCACAAACATTTACTGTAGATGGATTTGAAGGTGGGGTCTTTACAACAGGTGTTGATTTATTCTTTAATTCTAAGAGTAATAAGATTCCTATTAGAGTATATCTAACAGATGTACAGAGTAGTAAGCCTGGCAAAAATATTGTTCCTGGAACACAAACTGTTATTACTCCTGATACCTATTTGAGGGTTGTTGCTAGTGATACTCTTAGTGTGACAAAAGGAGAGAAAGTAACAGGAGCATCTTCTAATGCTTCTGGTCCTATTTCTCGTGTATTTGACAAGAATAATATTGAAGTTACTGCATCTTCTTCCGATAAATTCTCATTATCAAGTGATCAGGTATATACTTTAGTTTTAGATAATCATAATGGTACTTCCTTTAAGCAAGATGAAATACTTTCAGTACCATCATTGATTGCTACAAATAATGCTGATAATACTAATATATCTTTAAAAATTGTCAAAGATTCTGGTAGAGTTACTGATCTTTATGTAACTAATCAAGGTACTGGTTATGATTCTGCAATTGTAACTATTGAGAGTCCTCAACTTCCTGGTGGTGGTAATTCAACTGCTACAGTCAGAGTTTCTAACGGTAAGGTATATTATACTGAAATCGTTCTTTCAGGTTCAGAGTATACTGAACCACCAGCAGTTATTATACGTGGTACAGGAACTGGAAATTCTGGTGCAATAATTGAGTCTTCCATTACTCTTGATACACCAGCAGTTCGTATGGGTATTGCTATTGATGAGGCTGGAGTAACTGATTCTACAACTCCAACTAAGTTTACGTTTGATTATCCTGTTTATTTACAGAATGATACTGAGTATGCTCTTGTTCTTGAGACAGACTCTATTGATTACCTTGTATGGGCATCCAAACTTGGTGAGACAGAGATTGCTACAAGTACAACTGTCACAACACAACCTGCTTTAGGTTCTCTATTTAAGTCTCAGAATACTAATGCTTGGACAGAGGATCTATTTGAAGATCTTAAGTTTAGTTTACATCGTGCAGAATTTGACACATCAAGATCTGCTTCACTGCTTCTTACTAATGATGATCTTGGATTTGAATTATTAGATACTAATCCAATTGAAACTTATGCAGATTCGGAATCAACTGCTACATCAAACCTCTTTAAGAATAATAGATCAATTGTTAAAGTTAATCATTCAAACAATGGGTTTGTCTCTGGTGATAATTCGTATGTATTCTTTAAGGGATCAATTAATGTTGGTGGTATCACCTCAACAGAATTGAATGACCAACTATATTTGGTTACAAATTCAGGTATTGATCATTATAATATAGCATCAGTTAATAAAGCTTCTAGTAGTGCATTTGGTGGTGGATCTGGAATTGTTGCTTCTTATAATAGAAAGTTTGAAAAGATTTATGCTCTTATTCCTAATCTATCATTCAGTCAAACGAAAATTGATGCTACAGTTAAAACAACAAATATTGCACCTATAGATGATAACTTAGGAACATTTACTTCATATACACAATCTGATTATGAAAAGACTTTCTTGAATGAAGATTTCTATTTTATCAATCAAAAAGTTCTTGCATCAAGACTTAATCAGACTTCTAATAATATTGATAGATCTTTAACATATAAACTTGATCTTTCAAGTACTGTTAGTCATTTATCTCCATTGATTGATCTGTCTAGATCTTCTATTAAGACTATTTCTAATAGAGTTGAAAGTGCTAAAGGAAAAGAAGATAGATTTGGTCGTAGGGATCAGGTTATTGAATTCTATCCTGTTTGGACATTTACAGTAACAAATAGTACTACTACTGATATTACTACAAATCAGAGAGTTTCTGGTATTACTACTAATGCATCAGGAACTATTCTTAAAGTTGATGGAACAAGACTGACGGTAAGAGTTGATACTGTAAACGTTTTCACTCAAGGAGAAGGACTGAAGTTTAGTGCTCAAACTCAGTCTGTTTTAAATCCAGATACTACAGGAGCAAATGCAGGTGTTCCTAAGGTTGTAGTTACTGTAGATCCTATTACTGAAATCATACCTACTATTCCTAATGAGACTTCACCTATATCAACTGTATATGTTAGAGATTCTACTCAAATTAGTGAGACTTATGATAATCTAATAAGTGGTGCAGTTGTATTATGGAATGGTAATAATAAAGTTCTGACGGTTGTTAATGATAAGAGACCAATTAGTGATGATTATACATCTCATGGATCTGGTATTTTTACAAGAACTGCAGTTGGGCTATCTCCATCACAAATTGCTGATATTTTCCGTGTGGATGATATCATAGGATGGACTGGACAAACTACTGGAACAGAAGATTATGTTAAGATATCTAAAATTACCTATTCTGATGGTGTTGATTATGTTTCGGATACTAAATCTAAGGATGGATCTAATGTTGCAACATATGTGACTAAAGAAGTTTCTATAGAAAATCCAGCCACTGCTATTGACACCAAGATCACTCTAAATACTACTGATATTAATAATGTTGCGGTGATGTATAGACTTAAGAAGTCTTCTTCACAGGAAAACTTTGAAGATATTGAATGGATTTATTTTAATGATACTGGGATTCCAGATGTTGATGTAATTGCTACTGCTGAAAATTCTATTAGCGGTATTACTGAAAAACAAGATTCATATCAAGAGTTAACTTATAGTATTGACAATCTTCCTGAATTTTCATCATTTGCCATTAAGATTATTATGAAGTCAACCAACCCCGCATTTGTTCCTAAGATCCAGGATCTAAGGGCTGTAGCATCATACTAAGAGGATCCTAAAACAATGGTATTAAGAAACGTATCAACATCATTTACAATAGAACAACAGAGAGTAGAGATTAATGAACTCGCTGGTGATGTTAATAACATAGCAACAGGAGCAACCAGCGTTGGCACTGCTAGTGGTCTTGCAGCAGGTGCAACTGGTGCTGACCTCACACTGAGTGGGACGCTCACAGTCAACGGTACTCAGACAATTCTGAATACTGCCACACTTGAGGTAGAGGATAAGAACATTGTTATTGCTAAGGGATCTACAACTGATGCTGCTGCCAATACTGGTGGTATAACTTTGAAGGGTGCAGATGACAAGACTATTACTTACAGCTCAACTGGGGATAAGTGGGTAAGTAATAAAGATTTTGAGGCTCCTAATTTTATTGGTTCAGTTGCTGCTTCTCAATTAACTGGTGATATCACCAGTACTGGTGATCTAACAATTAACACGGATGCATTCTTTGTTGATGCGTCAGCGAAGGAAGTGGGGATTGGCACAGTTTACCCAACGCAAAAACTAGACGTAAGAGGCAATGTCTACATTGGAGATGATCTCCAAACTGATGGAGCCGCCACGTTTGCTGGTTTGATGAAGTCTGGCTCAGCTCAGGTTGAAGTTGCTTCAACATCTACAAATAACTTGTACGGCGGTAATTCTTATTTTGGTGGCACTGGTGATTCCAGTGGTAATGCTAACGCGAGCATCCTTAATACAGGAGCCGCCACGTTCACCTCAGCAATTATTAATAGCGATGAATACGGTGGAGCTGAGAACTCCATTAAATGTGTTCGGTCTGGTACCAACCAAGTGTTATTAGGATCCACCGGCAGCGGTGATGTTACTATTTATATGGACGCCGATAATGGTGATTTCTCTGGTGGTCAGTATTGCAAGTTAATAGCTTATAACGGTGGAGACTTAGCATTAGAAAATTGGATGACTGGTGGTGATTTGTTATTTAAAACATCAAACTCCACAAGACTAACTATTGACTCAGCAGGAATCGCCACGTTCGCTGGTGATTTAACAGTCACGGGTACATCAATCTTTAAGGGTGGACTTGCTGAAAAGTATAGTTCTATTTCAGGAAATCTCGCAAGTAATACAAACCATTCATTATTTAATGGAAACGTTATTGCCTTTGCAGTTGGTGATACAAACACCTCTCTCACAATCAACTTTACTGATGTTCATGCAACCTTAAGTCAATATGAGTTTTGTTCTTTCACAGTCATACTTG